TTGCTCACACCAATTTGCAGTGATTTTTTGATGCATTTGTTGTTTAACCCAATACAAATTGGCACATTGTTTGGCAAAATTAGGGTAAGAGCCTAAATTGGGAACCCAATTTTGCCAATGTTGTTTGAAATATTGCCAAATTTTTTTATCGGTATCCATACCGAGAAATTCGCCAACAATTTCCATACAAATCAGTTCACAATCTGAAAGTTTGGGTGCAAAGCCCCCTTGTCTTAATGGTTTTTGAACGAGCTGATTGTATAAAGCATCTACCATTAGATACGTTTTAATGATAAATTCGTCTTGGGGCATAACTGTCTCTCTTTCGGATTATCTTGACGGGTATCTTTAAGAGTGGGGTTATGCCCCTTTTTATTCAATTGCCATATCTTAATTAGATAGAGTTGAGAATGGCGTTAACCTTTTTTCAGGCAGCCTAGAACATGGCAAAAAAATACAAATCGCAAAACAAACGCCATTTCCGTGCAGCCAGTCAAAGCGGTACACAATTTAACGGCTTAAACGACCCTGCGCTATTGGAATTTATCCGTACAGGGCAAACAGGTGCACAAGTGCGCGACCGCAAAGCATTAAGCAATATGGCAGTATTACGCTGCGTTACCTTGATTGCCCAAACAGTCGGCATGTTGCCCCTGAATTTAATGGAGCGTGGCGCAAGTAAACACAATGCGGAAGACCACCCCCTTTATTATTTGTTGAAATACAAGCCCAATAATTACCAAACCGCCTATACATTTAAAACGCTATTGCAGTCTTGGGTGCTGTTATACGGCAATGCTTACGCCAAAATTACACGCGGTGTCGGTGGCAAAATCCTATCCCTTCACCCAATCCACCCAAACAACGTAACTGTAGAACAACAAGATGATTTTTCGCTGAAATACACCGTTACTACCAAAAAAGGCAATATTGTCATCTTGGGCGGTGCAGACGTGCTGCATTTACGCGATGTAAGCGAAGACGGCATTGTTGGTGTCTCACGCATTAAACTTGCTGCCAAAGCCCTAGGGATAGCCTTTGATGCCGAAAATGCAGCCGAAAGCCTATTTACCAAAGGCGTGTTGGCTGGCGGTGCATTATCCACGCCCAACGCATTAAGCGACCAAGCCTATAATCGCTTGCGAAATGAGATGAATACGCGACACAAAGGCGTAGAAAACGCAGGCGATTTTATGATTTTGGAAGAAGGGCTGAAAGCAGAAAAGTGGACAAATAGCGCAAGCGAAGCGCAACATCTTGAGCAGCGCAACCATCAAATAGAAGAAGTGGCGCGATTGTTTGGTGTGCCACGCCCCCTATTGATGATGGATGATACTAGTTGGGGTAGCGGAATCGGACAATTAGGGCGATTTTTCCACCAGTACGGCTTATTGCCGATTTTTACCATGTGGGAACAAGCCTTGCAGCTTGCGCTATTGTCGCCACAAGAGCAGCACAAACTGGTCTTTAAATTTAATGCCGATGCCATTTTACGCGGTTCGCCCGAAGAACAGGCAGCCTATTTCAGCAAGGCATTGGGTAGCGGTGGTTCAAAAGGTTGGCTAACCCAAAATGAAGTGCGCGAAAAAGCGGATTTTCCGCGCATTGAAGACCCTGAAGCCGATAAGTTACCAGAATGCGCCGTAAAGCCCCATCCTTTAGGTTAGGGATATCAGGCGCGGACTGCAAAGCAGTCCAATCAATGTTAAAATTTAGCCGCAACAGAATATGAAAACTTTAAACGATAAGGAAGCAAGCAATGAGCCTAAAAACGCTGCCTGAAATCCAAGCCAAGCAAAATAAAAACATCAGTTTTGACCCACGACAAGACGCATTAGACCATTACCAAACCGATAAACCGATTGTGGCGCAATCAGGCGATGTATTGCTGTTGTATGGCGTGGTGGGCGATGACTGGAGCGATACGCCTGTTACACCGCAAGCCGTAGCCGAGTTTTTAAAAGGCAAAGGCGATATTACCGTTTCAATCAATTCCCCCGGCGGTAATTATTTTGACGGTATCGCCATTTACAACCTGCTGCGAGCGCATCCCCATAAAATCACGGTGCAAGTCATCGGCGATGCAGCCAGCGCAGCCAGCGTGATTGCCATGGCAGGCGATAATATTTTAATGGGCGAAGGTGCATTTATGATGATTCACAACTGCTGGGGTGTGGTTGTGGGTAATCGTGCAGATTTGGCAGAAAGCATTGAATTAATGGAACAATTAGATAATGCAATGACAAAACTCTATGTCGCCCAATCAGGCAAAGATGAAGCCGAAATTGCCGCCATGATGGATGCAGAAACATGGCTAAATGCAGATGAGGCGGTGGAATGCGGTTTAGCAACAGGGCATTTACACACCAAAGCAGACAAGCAGCCCGACCCAAGCCAAGCACGACACAAAGCCAAAGCCCAAATTGAAAGCGCATTACGCGCCCAAGGATTAAGCCGTAGCCAATCGCGCCAAATCCTGAAAAATTACCAAACCGACACCACGCCACGCGCTGATGTCGGTTTTTCTTCGGTCAAACCACGCGCTGACTGGCAAACTTTATCAAACCAACTTTCTGATTTATTTAAGGATTAAACCATGAAACAAAAAACTTTGACACGCGGTATCATGGCAGTTTTTGCACAAAGCAATGAAGATGCAGATGTACAAAAAGTCTTTGCTCAAATTGCCGAATTTAAGGCGAAAAAAGACAAGGAAATTGCCGATTTAACCGCGCAATTGGCAACTACAGCCAAAGCAGAAGATGTAACCGCCTTGCAAGCCAAATTAACCGAAGCGGAAACGGCATTAAATGCCATGACAGAGCAGATTAATGCCCTGCAATTAAATGGCGGTTCAGGCAGCGTAAATGCCAAAGAAAAAGCGCAAATTGAAGCCATGCAAGCCTTTATGCGTACTGGCGATATTCGCGCTGATATGAAGAAAGCAGATGACAGCAACGGTGGCTATTTAATTCCGACTGAATGGGACAGAACGGTTACGGATAAATTGCAGGAATTCTCGCCGTTACGCAGTATTTTTTATGTGCAATCAACCAGTAAGCCCGCTTTTGAGAAGCTGTACAATATGCACGGCGCAATAAGTGGCTGGGTGGGTGAAGAAGATGCGCGACCCAAAACCGATACGCCTACATTTAAAAAAGAACTGTTTGCCACAGGCGAAATGTACGCTAATCCATCGGCAACGCAGCAAATTTTAGATGATGCCGAAATTGATTTGGGCGTATTTTTAGCCAATGAAGTGCAATCTGAATTTGCCATTCAGGAAAACAAAGCCTTTATTTCGGGCGATGGTGCAAAAGGCAAGCCGTATGGTTTATTGACTTATGCCGAAGGTGGTACAAGCGCCAATAAGCACCCATTAGGCGCAATTAAAGTAGTCAAAAGTGGCAATGCCAATGATATTACCGTAGATAGCTTGCTAGATTTAGTGTATGACTTGCCACAATCTTATTCACAAAATGCCGTGTTTATGATGAACCGTAAAACCTTGGCAAAAGTGCGTAAACTGAAAGATACAACAGGCAATTATTTGTGGCAACCAAGTTTGCAAGCAGGGCAGCCTAGCACTTTGTTGGGCTATCCATGCTACGAGGTGGCGGAAATGCCTGATGTAGTCGCTAATGCCTTGGCGATTGCTTTTGGCGATATGAAACGCGCTTATATGATTTTAGACCGCAAAGGTGTGAGCGTATTACGCGACCCATTTAGTGCCAAACCGTTTATACAGTTTTACACAACCAAACGTGTGGGCGGTGGCGTAACCAATCCCGAAGCCGTGCGCTTGTTGAAAATTGCAGCATAATGAAAGGTTTGAATTATGGCTAAATTAATTAAAGCATTTCGCGGTGTACCAAACGGTGTGCTGTATCCTGTTGAATATGAGAAAGGCGATGAATGTCCGCCCGAATTGGAAGAAGCAGCGCGTGAATTGGGCTGTTTGGCAGCGAAAAAGGCGAAAAAAGATGATGTGTCTGAAACGCCATCAATGGAAATGCAGCCTGAAACACAACCGTCCGAAATGCAAGAGACGGACACGCAGCCATCTGAAACGGCGCAGTCTAAACAGGCTGCGGATAGCGTATGACGTGGGTAACGCTGGCAGAAGCCAAAGCCATGCAGCGCATTGATGGCGATGATGAAGACGGCACCGTGCAATTATTGTTAGACGGTGCTGTCGCGCATTGTTTGACTTATCTAAATTGTCCGCTCTATGCCACGCCCGAAGAGTTAGCCAATGGCGACCCGAATGGCGTGGTATTTAATGCGGATATTAAAACGGCGATGTTGTTGGTATTTGGCTATCGCTATGCTTACCGCGAAGATGTGGTGAAACGTCCACGCGAAGCGGAGCGGATTTTGGATAAATACCGCAAACACGCTGGTTTGTAATGATTGCCCTGTATGGTTGATACCTACAGGGCGTTTTGGTGAATAGGTGGCAATATGGCGCGAGATTGGTTGAAACTAGACGATTCTACGCGCGATTGGATTATTGATTATTTGCGCGAAAATCCATTAAGCAATACGGAGCAAGTGAGAGCAGGATTTGGCTATTCGTGGGCTGCCATGCGTGATTATTTAGACCATATGGTTGAGCTGGGGCTGCTGGAAAAGCGTGATAATGGAGTGAGTGCGCTGTTTTTGGTGCGTTATTAATTTGGGTAAATTTATAGCCAAAATGATTCATTTTCTTTACAATTTAAACTTTATTAACTTTAGTGGAGTTTGCAAAAGTGAAGAAAATCTTAATGTTATCAGTATTATTAAGCAGTTTGACTGCGTGTGTTTCGCCAACGTCTCCTGTAGATAGTTTATCGGCAAAACCGATTGACCCTGCTCGTGTTTTGGCGTACCAAGAGCCGCATAAAGATTATGCTAAAGTGCAAATTATCCGTGATAAAGGTTTTTTGGCAAGTGGTTGTTATGTTGGTGTTATGTACCGTCAAACCGTTTTGGCTAGATTTGATGTAGGCGAAAAAGCTGAATTTTATTTGCCTGAAGGCGATTGGCAATTTGCTATTGTGAGCGACCCACAAGGTAAGGGTTTGTGTGGTGTGAGTGGTAATCCAGTTTTTGAGACACAACAAATTCGCAAAGACAAAGACAATTTATTCCGCATAAGTTTCGGACTTTATCGCCGTCCGCGCTTGTTGCCCATGTAAAATATTGAATAATAAACCGCCTTGCACCCTAAATCGCACGGCGGTTTTTTATTGGAGACATCATGCAAGCAGGTTTACTCAATAGTCGCGTAGAGATTTGGCATTTTAGTGAAACGACCGATGAAGTCGGCGCAACCGTCCAGCAATGGGCGTTTTTTTTGCGCCTGTGGGCAAATATCCGCCATCTTTCAGGTAGCCAAGCCATGAAATCAGACACGCTGACGGAAACAGTTAAAGCCAGTATCCGCATACGTTTTAATGAGCGGATTACTACGGGCATGCAAGTGCGTTATCGTGGCGAAATTTATCAGGTGGATGCGGTGCTGCATGATTTTACGAAAAAGACGTACACGGATTTGGTATGTGTGAAAGTGGGATAGTGTGATGTTGTCTATTGACTGTGATTTGTCGGCTGCTTTTGCACAATTAAATACGCTGCAAGACAAGGTAAGCGAAGCCTTGCGCCCTGCGGTGTATCGGGCTGCCAGAATGGTGTATTTAGAAACACAAAATCGTGCGCCCATGAGTGAGCAGGGACATTGGTTTTACAGTCGGCGCAAAAGAGATGGTACGGTGGGGCGGAAATATTATTTTGTTTCAGGCAGCCTGCGCCAATCTATTTACATCAAACACGCAGATGATGTATCGCAAGACGGCGAGCGCGAAGAGTATGTGATTTCGTGGCGTAAACGGTCTTCGCAAATTGGTTATGTACCGTATGTACACATGGTGGAGTATGGCACGGTGCATATTCCGCCTGCGCCTTTTATTCGTCCTGCTTTTGATGCGAAAAAGGCGCAAGCGGAGCAGATGATTATTGACACCATCAGAAAGGCGGTGGCGCAAAGTGATTGAACAAGTTTTGATTAAGCAAATCAAAGCAGATTTACCGAATTTGCCGATTTATCATGATTTTGCACCGCCCAAAGCGAAACCGCCTTTGATGATTTTGTCGCGTGTGGGCGGTGCTGGACACCGTTTTTTAGAGCGCAAAGGTGCGTATGAAGTGCGTGTACAAATCAGCGTGTGGGCAATAGAGCGTATTCAGGCGGTGCAGTTAAGCCGCCAAATTGAGCAGAGCTTATTCAGGCTGCCTGAATTATCCAGCAATGGCGCGACGGTTGCCGTGCATGATGTGGATACGGATTGGCGCGGTATGCGCCAAGATTTTTTGATTTTTGAACAATCCTAGACGGCTAACACCGTCTATTTTTTTAAAGGAAATATAACGATGGCTGTAAGTTTACCTGATGGCGCAACCGTTCACATTGGCAATGCTTTGGCAGCTGCCAAAAAAATCACGGCAATCACGAATGCTAATCCCCCTGTCGCCACTTGCACGGGGCATGGTTTGGCGACAGGCGATTTTATTGTGGTGCAAAATGGCTGGAAAAATACCCATAATCGCTGCCTGAAAGTAGAAATGGTTGATGCCAACAGTTTTAAATTATTGGGGGTGGATGCGCGTGATGCGAAAAAATACCTTGTGGCATCGGGCGTGGGCGAGTTTCAGAAAGTGAGTGGCTTTACGCAAATCACGCAGATTTTAACGGCTTCATTTGAAGGCGGTGAACAGCAATTTGCCAATTTTTCGTTTTTGGAAGACGACTTTGAGCAGCAAATCCCCACTACAACATCGGCGCGTGTGGCTAAATTCAGCATTGCCGATGACCCAGATTTAGCTGGCTATAAAGCAGTAGATGCGACAAGTGAAACAGGCAATCCTATGCCAATGCGTATTGACCTGAAAAATGGCGGTCAAATTTGCTATAACGGCTATCCTGCTTTTAATAAGGTACCGACTTTTGAGAAAGGCAATGTGATGGCGGTTACTTTGTCATATTCTTTGCTTGCACCGACTGTGCGTTATTGATTTTAAGGAATAATCATGAAATTAACATTAAATCCTAATCCCACTTTTGAATTAAACATCTCTATCCCTGTCGCTGGGCAGTTGGAAAATGCGGACGTTACTTTGACTGTAAAACATTATCCGCAATCTAAATTAAATGATTTGCTGGGCGAAGATGGCATTATTTACGCAGATTTTGCGCGTGAAGTCTTGGCTGGCTGGGATTTAGACGAAGAATTAACGCCGCAAAATTTGGATAAAGTGGTGGATAATTACCCCCATTTTGCGCGTGCGGTCTTTGAAGAATATGGAAAAGAATATTACAAAGCCGCAGAAAAAAACTAATTGCCGCCGTTGAAGCCTTATTTGTCCCTACACCTAGCCCCCAAGAACTCGCGTTTTGGGGGCTAACGCTTGATGATTTGGCGGAGCAAAATCAGGCAGATGTGTGGGCAGAACATTGGCTGGCGGTGGATTTGTTTTGTCAGATGGGTACGCAATGGCGTATGGGTTTTGGTGGCGCGGTGGGTTTGGATTATGCGATTTTATTTCGTTTGTTTGATTTGCAACATATTGATAAATCAAAGCAAAAAGAATTATTGTCGCAGATACAGATTTGTGAGTCGGCAGCTTTGAATATTTTTCATAAGGATAAAAATCGTGAGTAATGAAAGTATTATCCGCATTGGCGCGGATGCCAGCGGTGTTGCTACAGGGGTGCGACAGGCGGAAAGCAGCCTGAATAATCTTGCGAATACGGCAAGACGTGCTGGCGGTCAAGCAGCAGGCAGCCTGAATAATGTGGGTACGGCTGCCACGCAAACCGCGCAAGCACAGGAACGCGCCACGCGTAGCATTGAACGCAGTTTGCAGCGTGAAATTGCCTTGCGCGAAGCAGGCGAACGTGGCAGCCGTCAATATTACGAAAGTTTGGCGCAACAACGCGGCATTAATATCACGCGCCTAGAACCCATGCTCAACGACTTGGAGCGACTGCGCCAGCAAACCAATCGCAACACCATTTCACAAGGACAATACAACAACGCCCTACGCATGATGCCTGCGCAAATGACGGATATTGTTACGCAATTAGCTGGCGGACAATCGCCATTTCTCATTGCTATTCAACAAGGTGGGCAACTGCGCGACAGTTTTGGTGGTTTTGGTAATATGTTTCGCGGCATTGCGTCTGCGGTGTCGCCGATGAAGTTGGCGGTTGGTGGCGCGGTGGGCGTGGTCGGGACGTTGGCGTATGCGGTGTATGAAGGCAGTCAGGAATTAAGTAAATTTGAAAACGCGCTGACGCTTTCAGGCAGCCGTGCTGGTTTGACGGCGGATAGCTTGAGTGATTTGGCGGCGCGTGTCGGCGACAGTACGCAAAGTTGGGGTGCAGCGCGTGAAGCAGTGTTGGCGTTCGCACAGCAAGGCAAAATTGCCGAAAGTGATTACGCGCAATTCGCGCAATCGGTGATTGTGTACAGCCAAGCAAGCGGCAAGGAAATTGCTGATGTGGTGGCGGAATACGCCAAAATCGGCGAAGACCCTGTGAAAGCCGTTGAGAAACTTTCAGGTAGCCTGAACAGCATGACAGCAGAAGTGTATGCCCAAGTCCGCGCCCTAGTGGAGCAAGGAAAAGAGCAAGAAGCAGTGCGTTTGGTGCAACAGAAATTCGCCGAAGAAACAGGGCGCATGGGCGAAACCGTTAAGGAGAATTTGGGTTATATTGAAAAAGGCTGGCTGGGCGTGAAAAACGCGATTATGGGTGCGTGGGAAGCGGCTAAAGCGTTTGGTCGCGAAGAAACCATGAGCGAACAACTCACAGAAATCAAAGCGAAATTGGCGGATTTAAACAATGTCGATAGAGGATTATTTGATTATGGGCATGGCTGGACGGAAAGTGCCATCGCCAAAGAAAAAGCAACACTACAGCAACAGCTTGATGAATTGCAAAAACGCAAAGACAGTGCGGATATTCAGGCAGCCCACCAAAAACAGCAAGCCTTGATTCAGCAAAACACGATTGCGGCACAAAGTGCCATTCACAAAGCACACGAAAAAACGCTGTCGCAAACACAAAAGCTGGTTGAAGAAAACAAAAAACTGGCTGAACAATTAGCATTGGTGGAAAAAGCAGGCGATAAAGTCGCGGCGAAAAAAGCGCGTGAAACGATTGCACACAATCAACGCGAAATTGCCGCGATTAAAGAGCGCGAAGCGAAAGCGGCACAGCGCGAACAAAAAGCCGAAACACGTGGCAGCAAATATGGTTTTGCGACCACATCGGCAGGTTTGCGTTTGAAAGCGGGTGCGGAATATGGTGGTAAAGCCCATGCTGGCACTTATGTGATGGCGCACGCGTTGCAATCAATGTTAGGAACAGATTTAGTTCATTTTGGTGCATTTCGTGATAAATATCATATTGGCAAAAATAGTTCGCATAATTATGGCTTGGCGTTTGATGCCACACCAAATGCGCGAATGACCCACGCTCAAATGGTTGCGGTACCCGAAAAAATCAAAGCCTATTTAGCTAATTTAGGTTTTTCGGAAAAAGATTTTTTCGTGCAATTTGAACACGCTGGCAAGCGTAATAAAAATGGTACAGTATCAACGGGTAATCATTGGCATTTTAATTGGCGCAATAAAGAAGCAGCCGCCAAATTTGCCAGTTTAAATGACGGCTCGGCAAAAGCATTTAGTAAAGCAGGTTTGTATAAAGAATTTGACCCACCCAAAACGGTTAAAAAATCCGATTTTGAGCAATATCAAGAACAAGCCCAAGCCAAGCAATTACGCGCTCAAATTGAACGCGAATTACGCGCCAAAGGTGAACATCGCGTGATTGATAACGAGCGCGATTTACGCAGTCGCCCTGAATTCAAAAACTGGACAAAATCGCAACAAAACAGTGAATTAGCTAAAGCGCGACAAGCTGACGAATTGGCAACGCAGGAAAAAATCAAATCATTGGCAGACGCGCAAATCGCGCAATTAACCCAAAAACAAGCATTAATGGGCAAAAACACGGAAATGGCGCGTTTGCAATATGAGTTGGATTCAGGCAGTTTGAAGCATTTATCAGATGTTCAGAAGGCTGAAATTTTGGCACGGCAACAAGCGATTGATACAGCACAAAAGCAGTATGAAACCAACAAAAAATACGCTGATTTGCTTGATGATTTGGCAATTAAAACAAATGAGCAGTTTAATCAAAAAGCCTTTGAATTGTCGCTTGTCGGCAAATCAAAAGTTGAAATTGAAAAGCTGACGTTGGCGCGTGAGTACGATATGAAAATCATGCAAGCAGCATCAGATGGCGCAAGCGCGGTTTATATCAATGCGCTTGGTCAGCAAAAAGTCGCAGCAGAACAAGCGCGAGTGGAATTTGCTAAACTCAAGCAAGAGCATGACGAAAATTGGGTGGCTGGCATGAGTGATGGCTTGGTGTCGTATATCGGCAGTTTTAAATCTATGCGTGAAGAAGTGTCGAGCATGGTCGAACAAACCACAGGGCGCATGGCGGATTCGTTGGCGGAATTTGTGGCAACGGGTAAAGCCAATTTCCGCGATTTTTCGAAATCTGTGCTGGAAGATATTTCCAAGATGATGATTAAAATGGCAATTTTTAACGCCATGAAATCAGCAAGTAGTACAATGTCGGGGCAAGGTGGTTGGATTGGTGCGATGGGCTCTGCTTTATCGAGCGCATTTTCAGACGGTGGCTACACAGGGCACGGTGGCAAATACGAACCTGCGGGTATTGTTCACAAAGGCGAATATGTCTTGAGCCAAGAAAATCTGCGGACTTTGGGCGGCGTGGGCGCGGTGGAAAACCTGCTGCGCCGTGCCAAAGGTTACTCATCGGGCGGAATAGTCGGTGGCGGTGTCAATACGGCTGGTTTACGCGCCAGTTTGTCAGCAGCGACTGCCGTGCCTGTTATCAATATCACAGTAAACGTGTCGGGCGGCAGCAATCAGGAAGAAGCACGCAAAGGTGCAGAAGAAGGCGTACAAGCTGGATTGCGTAAGATGATATCGGAAATTGCAGATAGTCGCATTCTTGAACAATGTCGCCCTGGGAATGCCATTTACAACGTAGCGAAAGCTTAAAAAATGGAAATTTTTACTTGGAAAATCAACACAGAAGATTTTAGTGAGACGACTAAATTTGACGTGCGTGAAGTGCAATTTGGGGATGGCTATCAGCAAATTCAGCCCAAAGGCTTACGAACCAAAAAGCGCGAATGGGACGCGTCTATTACTGCAAAAAAGGCAACGATTGAAATGATTGTTGCCTTTTTTGACCGCCACGGCGGCGTCAAGTCATTCCGTTGGCGCGATGCAACCGTGCGTGTCGCAGAGTATCACGTCAAGCCATTGGGTGGGATTATTTATAAAATCTCCTTTAAATTTAGGGAAGTGTAGCGATGAACCAGCGAATACAGCAAATGTCGGGCGCAATGCTGACAGCATTATCCGCGCTTGAACAAGATGTGTTGATTGACTTGTGGGAAGTGGATTTACGCGCATTAGGGGGCGAATTATTGCGTTTGTGCAATATCCAAAGCGAAAAAGCGGATTTTGTGGTGTGGAAAGGTCAGCAATATCAAAGTTATCCGATTAAGGCAGATGGTTTTGAATTGTCGGGGCAAGGCGCAAGCAATCGCCCGAAATTGACCGTTTCCAACGTGATGGGTTTGGTTACGGGTTTGGCGGAAAAACACAATCAGCTTGTGGGCGCGGTGGTTACGCGCCGTCAAACTTACGCGCAATTTTTAGATGCGGTCAATTTCACGGCTGGAAACAGCAAAGCGGATAGTACGCAAGAAATTGTTTCTAAATATTTAATTGAGCGTTTGAGTAGCTTAAACGCGGAGATAGCGGTATTTGAACTTTCCGCGCCGTCCGAAGCCGATGGCGCGGTGATTCCCGCGCGTGTGATGTTGGCGAATGTGTGCGTTTGGCAGTATCGAGGCGCGGAATGTGGCTACATGGGTAAGCCAGTTGCTGACCGTTTTGGTATGCCGACCAGCGACCCCACGCAAGACGCTTGCGGTGGGCGTTTGCTGGATTGCCAAGCGCGTTTTGGTAAAACGGCGGTGTTGCCGTTTGGGGCGTTTCCGTCTTGTGATAAGGTTAGCTAGATGTTTGAAAATTTAAAAGATATTCCTGAAAGTATTCATGAAAAAATCATTCAGGCAACCCGCAAAGCTATGCCGAATGAGATGTGTGGCGCAATCATGAAATTTTCATCGGGCTATGAATTTTGGGAACTGGAAAACATAGCCAAAGACCCAGCAAAAACATTTGAAATTCATTGGGATTTTTATGATGTTGCTGATGATTTGGTGCAAGCGATTGTTCATTCCCACCCCAATGGCGAACCGTTTTTGTCGGGGGCGGATAGACAATCTCAAGTAGCTACCGATTTGCCATGGGTTTTGGCGGTAAATGGGCAATTAAAATGGTTTAAGCCTATCCCCCACTTGCGTGGGCGTGAATTTGTTTATGATGATGCGGATTGTTGCCGTTTAATCCAAGATGCCTACCACTTATGCGGTTTAGATTTGCCTGACTGTCCGCGCATTGATATAGACACGGATATTAAGCAACAAACGCTATTGCGCCATTTTGAGCAATCCGATGAGTTTGAGTGTGTGCATGATTTACGCGCTGGCGATGTGATTTTGACGCAATCAGGCAGCAATACACCTGAACACGCGATGCTCTATTTGGGCGATGGCGAGATGTTGCATCATGCGCATGAGCATTTGAGCCGTCGTGAGCCGTATCATCAGTATTGGCAAAAATGCACTCATTCGGTTTGGAGACACAAAAAATGGCAGCCTGAAATGATGGCTGCCATTTTTAATGACCTATTACACAGCAATTAACCTGCTAATTGGTCGGGTTCGCAATCGTAGATTTGGGCGAATTGTTCACGCGTTTGCGCTTGTGGGCGTGAATTTTTGCGTTCAATTTGAGATAACGCTGCTTGACTGATACCTGCTTTTTCGGCTGCTTGAGCTTGTGTGAGACCGCGATAAATGCGCCATGCAGCGATTTGGCTAACGTCTTTGTCAAACATGATATTGACTACTTCATTTGGGATAGACACATTATCAAATTCATCACTTTCGGTAATGATGTTTTCCCATTGTTCGTCATGTGCGGTTAAGCGTTCAAAATCGGCAATAGGGACAAGTACATACAAAGGATTGCCTTGTGGGTCGTTTACATATTGATATTGCATGGTTTTTCCTTGTGGTGTGGCAGGGCTTGCGTCCTGCTTGTTGGTTAGTTTTTGTAGGTTTGGCTGGTTCTTCTACTGATTTTTTGGATTTTGATGATTTTAGGAACTTCTTCAATGTATTGAAAGAAAATTCTGTAATCGCCATGTCTTAATCTGTATGTTGAACCGTCCAAGTGTTTCACATCTAAATTGACTTGTGGGAAAGTGGCTAGTTGATTGACTTTATTCCTAATTGCCGTGTGATATCGTCTATCAATTTTGCTTAATTCCCGAATGGCTTTTTGTGTCCATTCAATTTTATTTTCCATTTGGTGTCCTGTGTTGTTGATTTAGGATAATTATAAGAAAATAACCTTATAATGTCAAGTATTTTCTTATAATTATTTTATAAATTTCTTATATTTTAAATTCAGAATGGAATTTATCTTATGATTACAATTTGCTTACATGGCAGCCTGAAACGCGATTTCGGCAACCGCTTTTGCTTTCACGCTGTCAGCCCTGCCGATGCTTTAAACGGCTTATTTTCACAAATCAACGGTTTGCGCGAAAAAATCCGCAATGGCACGTTTTTGGTACGATTAAACGGAATAATTCAAACTGAACAATCACTTGAACAAAATTTCAGGCAGCCTGAAAAAAATGCTGTTGTACATATTATTCCACGCACGGCAGGGGCTGGGCGTGTGGGTCAAGTTATTGCAGGTGTGGTCATTGCTGTTGTGGGTGCGTATTTTGGGCAGGCATGGGCAGTGCAGTTAGGTGTTGGTTTAGCTTTGGGCGGTGTGGCACAAATGTTGTCTAAACAGCCCAATTTAAATGCTAATGTGCAAGGGCAAAAAGCAAGCCGAAACACCGCGTTTAGCAATTTAGACAACACAATAGCGCAAGGCCAGCCCGTCCCTTTGGCGTACGGCTTGGTTTATTGCGGTAGTCGTGTCATCTCGCAAGGCGTGGAGTCGCGCCGAATTGGCAATAATGATGACCCCATTTTACACAATCCGACCGCTAATATTGCTTTGTCTATTAACAAAAAATTTGTAGCAGGTATCCCTGCGGTTGCGCCCAATGGTCAGCCGTATGCCACAGATTTTGCTAATGATTCGGTTCGGGCGAGAAATTATGTAGCAACATTAAGTCAATCATAAGGATAGAAGCATGGGAAGTCAAAAAGGCGGTGGGGCGCGTACCCCGTATGAAGCCCCGAATACGTTAAATTCTGCCCAAAATTTACGCATTATTGATGCCATCAGCGAAGGTGAAATTTCAGGTTTTGCGTACGGCAATGACGCGCCTTTCAAGAGTATTTATTTTGATGATACCCCCGTTCAGAATGCGGACGGTTCGTTTAATTTTCATGGGGTTATGGGCTATTTCCAAGTCGGAACGCCCGACCAATCGTATATCCCTAATTTTGATGTGTCCGAACGTACAGTCAGCGTGAGCGCAAATGTCAAAAAAAATACACCGATTATCCGCGCGATTAGTGATAACACAATCAATCGGTTGCGCGTAACCGTGGGCGTAGAGCGTAACGCGCAAGTCAAAGACAACGGCGACACCGTGCCTGCCAATACTGAATTAGTCATTGAATTGGTTAATAATTCAGGCGTTCAGACATCGCGCCCTGTGCTGTTTAATGAAAAAGGCTCGGGCGCGTTTTATCATGATGTGGTGTTTGATAGCTTGCCAGCCGTGCCGTTTAATATCCATGTGCGCCGTCTGACTGCCGACAGTACCAGCGATAAAGTGGCAAATAACACGTTTTTTGCGTCATACGTTGAAATGATTGACGCGAAATTAAGTTATCCGAATACCGCATTATCTGCATTAAAAATTGACAGCGACCAATTTGGCAATAATGTTCCGCGCCGTAACTATTTGTTGCGCGGTAAATTATTGCAAGTGCCGTCTAATTACGACCCTGAAACGCGCACTTACGCAGGCAGTTTGTGGGACGGCTCGTTTAAAACCGCGTGGACAAACAATCCAGCGTGGGTATTTTATGATTTACTAACAAACGAGCGATACAGCACGCTTGCCCGTCGTTTGACCGCAGGCGATATTGACAAATGGGCGTTGTATCAAATCGCAAAATATTGTGATGAGCTTGTCCCCGACGGTTTCGGCGGTCAAGAACCACGCTTTGTCTGCAATGCGTACATTACCGACCAACGACAAGCGGGCGAATTGCTAAACGACTTTGCAAGCGTGTTTTGCGGTTTAGCAGTGTGGAATGGCAATCAAATCAGCGTGATGCAAGACAAACACACCGACCCTGTGGCTGTGTACAGTAACGCTAATGTGGTAGATGGCGAATTTAGCTACGCTGGCGCAAGTCTGAAAGCGATTCACACTGCCGTCCATGTGCGTTATGCAGATAAGCATGACGGCTACCGCTCTAAAGTAGAATACATTGCCGACGATGAAGCAGTGGCGCGTTATGGCTTAAATATCAAGTCAGTAACCGCATTTGGTTGCGATTCGCGCGGACAAGCCGTCCGCTTTGGTGCATGGATTTTGCAAACCGAATTGCGCCAACAAAATACGGTATCGTTTAGCGTTGGGCGTGAAGGTCTGAAGCATTTGCCGTATGACGTGATACGCATTGCCGACAATGATTACGTAGGGGCGCAACTGGGTGGGCGCGTGGTTGCGGTGTTGGGCGATACCATCACACTTGACCGCGACGTGTCGCAAGCGGTGGGTGCGTTGTTGTATTATGTTGATGTGATTTCAGGCAGCCTGAAAAACATCAAAATCATCGCGCAACCTAAAAACAATCAAGTGCGGGTGGAAACTGCGATTAGCATCAAAGCTGGCGATACATGGGGATTGACAAGTAAAGTCAAATCTCGTTTGTATCGTGCGGTTTCTATTAAAGAAAATGCTGATGATGGCACTTATACGATTACCGCTTTACTCCACGACCCCGCGAAATACGGGGTAGTTGATGAGAGCGCAATATTTGATGATGCGGTCAATACATTGCACAGCGCAACGCCCGAATTAAACAACGCCACCCTCTCAAGCAAAGACGGTGGCGTTGTTTTATTGTGGGACAATTTGACGGCAGATGGTGCTGTATTGAATTATGACATTAAAATATTTAGAAATAATATTTTATACAGACATATTCCTGATGCTCAAACTGCTGAAATTCGTTTGGAAAATTTGCCCAACGGCAATTACAAAGCCGAAATTCGCGGCAGAAATGCGCGTGGTGTGCTGTCTAAACCGCTGATTAAAGCGTGGCAAGTCAACTACGAAATCACAGGTTTACGCACGAGGGCGAAAACGTTAGCCGTTGAATTAACTTGGACGCTGCCTGAAATTTTGACGACCACGTCGCACACCGAAATTTGGTACGCCAACACGAACAGCTTTCAGGCAGCCAAAAAATTAGTCAAATTGCCTGCGCCGCAAAATTCGTACACGCTGATGGGTGTTGGCGTGCTGGATACGTTCTATTTTTGGGCGCGTTTGGTTGATGAGAATGGCAATTCGGGCGCGTTTACTGAAGCCGTGATGGGCAAATCCGACCCTGACCCTGCGCCGATTGTGGCGAATATTCATGGCGCGATTACGGAAACGGAGTTATCCAAGTCTTTGATTAACCAATTTAATCAGAATGATGAAGCAGCGAAAAATGCGGCGATTGCGGTGGCGGATACCAAAATGCTCGCCGAAGTCCAAGCGCGGCTCGCAGCTGACCGCGCCGAAGCGCAAGCGCGAGCGAATGCGATTGCCGCCGAAACGACGGCGCGAACGAGTGCCATCAACCAAGCCGCCGCTGCGCAAACCGCCGCGCTGAAGTTGGAGAGCAGCAAATTGGCAGGGCAAATTCAAGTAGCCGCGACGACGGCACAAACGAATTTGCAAACCAAAGCCGCCGAATTGACAGCGAACGCAACGGTGTTAGGTAATCGCATTTCGGCGATGGAAAATGTTAATAATCAACAAGTTCAGCAACTGAACACATTGACTGCCGCGCAACGCGACACCATCGCTGCGCTGGAAACGGAAAAACGCGCTCGCGCTGATGGCGATGCCGCCGAAAGTGCGAAACGGGAGACGCTCGCCGCAAAAGTGGCGCAAAATACCGCAGACATTTCACGCGAAGCGACCGCCAGCGCGGAACGCGACCGAGCGCAAACGGCAGCGCGTGAAGTGTTGACGGCAAGGTTGGATAATGTACGAGTCGGCGGTCGGAATTATTTGAAAAACAGTAATTTTGCCAATGAGTTGCAACATTGGGTAAATTGGGGCGTAGCAGAGCGGACGTTGATTTCAGGCAGCCTGAAATTGGCAGCGAATGACACTGCGCCGTTTCGTGGTATCGCGCAAACGGTTTACGATTTAGAGCAAAATACGCAATATATTCTGTCATTTACGGCTCGGTCGGCGGTTGGTGGTTTTGTCAATTTAGGTATTCATTTTAGAAATGATACAACGATTTTGTCGCAAAATTGGCAAAATATAGCGATTGGCAGCGAAATGGTGCGTTATTCGGCGATTTTTACCACGCCGAATGTGGCTGAATTTAATCAGATTTATTTGATGATGGGCGGTGTACAGAAAACGCCTTATGAAATTTATTTGAATAAAATCAAGTTAGAGCGTGGCAATACGCCGACTGATTGGACACTTGCACCTGAAGATTTGGCAGCTGAAACCGCCGCTGTTGCCGCCGAATTGAGCGAACACAAAACCGCGCAAGTAACCAAAGACGCAGCGCAAACGCAGCAAATTCAGGCAGCCACAGCGCGATTAGGGACGGCGGAAAGTGGTTTACAAAGTTTGCAAGCAACTGTTGCCAATGAAAAATCAGCAACCGCCACACAATTAGGCAGCCTGAAAAGCGCGATTGACGGCACAAAAGCAGATTTGAGCGCGTATCAAAAAACGCAAGCAACCAAAGATGCAGCGCAAACGGTGGAATTAACGAGCGCAAAATCGCAAATTGGTGATAACAAAGCCGCGATTGCCGCTATTCGCAGCACGAAAGCCGACAAAACCGAAGTGGTGAGCATGGCGCGAACAGGTTTGCAAAGCGAATGGCGAAGCGATGTAAACGCTGCCAAAACTGCTGCAGCCACAGACGCACAAACTAAAGCGGATGCTGCTAAACAAGCAGCGATAACCGCCGCCGAAACAGCAGCGACCGCCAAAGCCAACGCCGCGAAAGCCGCTGC